GCCTCCATTTTTTTACACGGCCCGATGATCTAGGTGGGTGATCTCATGGCTAAGCGTTGCGTGGATTGCCCAGAGATCCTCCAGCCCCAGATCGGCCGCGGGCGGCCCCGTATTCGATGCCCTCAGTGCTCCGTCAAGCGGCGCGGCAAGTCATTGACTGTCGCGCCCACGCCCCTGGGCCCCCCTCCTGGCCCAGAGTCCCCCCTGGAGGCCCTGACAGGCCTGGCGGCGGGCGTTCGGGCGGAGCTGGAGGCGGCGGGCCGCGCGGACTCCGTGGATGGCATGGCGGCCATTCATGCCGCGGAGACCCTCGACCGCCAGGACGTCTCCGGGGCCGCCCGCGCGTCACTCCTGCGTGAGATGAGGACCGCCGCCGCCGACGCCCTCAGGGCCGCCGCGCCCGCCGGCGGAGTGCTGGACGAACTCCGCCGCCGCCGAGACCAGAAGTCAGGTTGAGCGCGCCCTCCTGGGTGTCCATTCCACCGCGGCACCATTCCCGTGGCGCCGATGCCGTGGAGCTGGCGGCCAGCGCGGGTCTCATCCTCGACCCGTGGCAGCGCATCGCGGTGGATGCCATTCTGTCGGAGGATGAACAATGTCGGCCGGCCGCCTTCGAGTCGGCCGTCATCATTGCGCGCCAGAATGGCAAGGGAAGCATACTCGAATGCCTGTCATTGTACTGGCTATTCGTTGTCCGAGAGCCTCTCATCCTCCACTCTGCCCATGAGTTTAAGACTGCGGCGGAGGCATTTCGACGCCTGAGAACCCTGATTTCGGCATCCCCGGAGCTGATGTCAGAGGTTGCCCGCATCACAACCGCCGCCGGTAATGAGGCAATCGAACTCCGGACGGGTGAAAGACTCCGTTACGTGGCCCGATCCAAGGGCTCAGGACGTGGCTTTACGGCCGGAAAACTTCTCCTAGATGAGGCATTCAACCTCACTTCGGAGGAAATGGCGGCCCTCCTGCCCACAATGGCCGCGCGGCCTAACCCGCAGGTGGTCTATACGTCCTCCGCGGGCATGGCCGACTCAACCCAGCTCCATGCGATCCGTGATCGGGGCCGCGCGGGTGGCGACCCGTCGCTGGTCTACCTGGAATGGGGCGGCACGGCCAAGTGCGCGCCAGGGTGCGCCCATGAACTCAAGGACGACGCCTGTCGGTTGAATGACGTGGCCCAATGGGTGGCCGCTAACCCCCGCGTGGGGGTGGAGTTCATTGCCAATGAGAGGCGCGCCATGCCGCCCATGGCTTTCGCGCGGGAGCGACTGTCCGTGTGGGATGAGCCTGACGCCCGAGAGGACACCATCCCCCTTGCCGCGTGGCTGGGCCGCGCCGACGCGGAATCTCGGGTGGCCGACGGTGGGCGGCCGGTATTCGCGGTGGACGTTTCCCCGGATCGGCGCGTGGCCGCCATTGGCGTCTGCGGGCGGCGGACCGACAGTGGCCGCCACCTGGGCCTGGTGGAACACCGCCCAGGCGTGGACTGGGTGGTCGGTCGCCTGGTGGAGCTGGCGGAGCGGCACGACCCTTGCGCGCTCGTTCTGGATGGCATCAGCCCTGCGTCGAGTCTCATTCCGGAGCTCCTGGAGGCAGGCCTCCGGATCAAGTGCGAGAGCGATCCTGGCGCGGTCCTGGTGGTCACTGGAGCCACTCAGATGGGCCAGGCCTGCGGGGGCCTCCTGGACGCCGTGCAAGCCACGGAGCCCAGCGTGTGGCACCGCGGGGATCCGATTCTCACCGGGGCCTGGGAGGCGGCGGCACGACGCGTCATCGGCGATGGCCTCTGGGGCCTGGCACGGCGCGCCAGCGGCATGGATATCACCCCTGCCGTAGTCGTCACTCTCGCTCATTGGGGCCACGTCAGTTACGGAGATTCCGACTATGACATGTTCGCCAGTTTCGGATAGTGCAGGGGGTGAACGTGGGACGCATCAGGACCGCCTGGAATGCGTTGACCAATAGGGACCTGGCCTCCGACGCCATCGGCTGGCAATACCGGCGGAACCTGCCGATGGGTGGCGCCGTCAACGTGACGCAGGAAACCGCGCTCCGGCATTCAGCCTGGTGGGCCTGCCTCCGCCTCCGGGCGGACGTCATTTCAACCACACCCCTGGACGCATTCAGGGCGCGTGATGGCCTTCAGGTGGAGGTCACTAAGCCAACGCTCCTGACCGAACCGTCCCCCGGGGTCCACATCACGGAGCACCTTTACTCCAGCCAGTTCGACCTGGACCGCTATGGAAACTCCGTTGGAATTGTCACGTCCCGCAATGCGTTCGGCCTCCCTGCGTCGGTCGAATTGGTCCCCATGAGTGACGTCTCCGCAATCTGTAACGGGTCGCGCGTCAAGCTCTGGCGTATCGGCAGGGACGAATTCCAGCCGGTAGACATCTGGCATGAGCGCCAGTTCACCGTGGGTGGGTGGGCCTTGGGGCTTTCCCCTCTGGCTTATGCCGCCTGGACCGTGGGCGGTTATCTGTCCGCCCAGCAATTCGCCATTGACTGGTTTTCCACCGGGGCCGCGCCCACCGGCACCCTCAGGAATACGGAGCGCACCCTAGTCAAGGACCTAGCCCCCAAGGCCAAGGCGGAATTTAAGCAAGCGGTAGAGAATCGGGACATTTTCGTCACCGGTAAAGACTGGGAGTGGATTCCGGCCCAGGCGGACGCCGCGTCAACGGGATTCCTGGAATCGCAGCGGGCGGGCGTCCTCGACGTCTGCCGATATCTGGGCGTCCCGGGAGACATGATCGACGCAGAAATCCAGTCCGGCAGTGTCACCTATGCCAACGTTACTCAGAGAAACTTGCAATTGCTCATCATGAATCTGGGTCCGGCATACATCAGACGCGAGGCGGCATTTACCCGCGCCCTGCCTCAGTCTCGTTTCGTCAAGTTCAATACCGACGGACTCCTGCGCATGGACCCACAGACGCGTGAGGGCGTCATCCTCTCGCAGGTCGGCAAGACCTTGACCTATTCGGAGGCCCGCCGCCTCGACAACCGCCCGCCCTTTACCGATGCGGACCTGGCAGAGCTGGGATTCATGGCCCAGCTAGGTAAGCCCCTAACCCCCACCACTAAGCAAGCGGCCCAGCCCTGGGAGGTTCCCGCGTGAACGCGCTCGTTAGTGCCGCCCAGGAGCGGTGCAAGGGCATCCAATCCCGCGCCGACAGGCCCCGCCAGCGCAGAAATGACAGGGAATCGTCGGCCGGCCGCTCTTGGACGCCTGCGCATTCGTCCCGGATCGAGGTCCGTGGGGGCAGCGCAGGCAGTCCGATGGTATTCGACGGATTCGCCTCCGTAACCGATCGCGGTTACGAAATGTGGGATGCGTTCGGCCCCTATACCGAATTCGTCCACGTCGGGGCCTTTACGGAGACCCTGGCCGCCCAGCCCGACGTTCCCCTGGTCCTGGACCACGTGTCCAGTCGGCGGATTGCCCGCACGGGCAACGAAAAGTCGCCCCTGCTCCTTTCGGAGGTCACCCAGGGGGACGTGACTGGGCTCCATGTCCTGGCGCCCAGTCTGGACATGGGTGACCCTGATACGGCCTATATCGTTCCTAAGCTCCGCAGCGGGCTTATCGACGAAATGTCGTTCCGATTCATGATTACTTCGGGCCGCTGGTCCGAGGATCTCACGCAATATCACATCCATACCGTGGATATCAACCGCGGGGATGTCTCAATCGTCGGTTACGGAGCTAATCCGTTTACCGCCGGAAGCGGCCTACGGGCTCAGCCTGGGCTGTCTTCCGTGGATCGCGCCCTCCTGGCCATGTCGGCGGAGCGCGATGTCTACCGGGTGCATTCCCGGTAAAGCACCACCTGCGCCATGCATCTGGCTCCCTGCGTCAAGGCCTGGGGACTCTGATCTGTCGGAAATGCAGGCATATCACAGTCCCGAAAACCATCAGAGGAGCCCCTTAAATGGGACCGGAAACCCTGCGGTCGCAGGTGCGGGCGGAGATTTCCGCCAAGCTGGCGACCCGTAAGCCCATCACTGACAAGCTGGCCGCCCTGCGCTCTGCCGTTGACGGCGGCCAGGAGGCCAGCGCGGAGGACATTCGCGCCACTATCGCCCAGCGCGCTGCCCTGGACGCGGAGCTGGACGCCCTCCAGGAGCGAGAGGCGGCCCTGACCGCCGAGATCGACCGGGAGGCGGCCATTGACCGCCTCCAGGCGGCGGTTGCGCCGGGTACCGCTGGCGCGCGACGTGCTTACGACAACGTCGCGCGGGTCGGTCGTGAGGAGCGCACCTATCGACCGGACACGGACCCGCAGGGGCGTCAGTTCCTGCGGGACCTGGGCCTCATCCACCTGCACGGTGGCGTGGCGGGTGACAGCCAGGCACGCCTGGCCCAGCACGCCGCGGAGGAGCGCGTGGAGCGCGCCGAGTATCTGACCGGTCAGCGCGCCATGGAGGCCCGCGCGGCAGGGACGGGGGCATTCGTCGGATTGACCGTTCCGCAGTATCTGACCGACCTTTACGCCCCGCTCGCTCGGGCGCTGCGCCCGTTCGCCGATGCCTGCAATGGGCATCAGTTGCCCGCCGACGGAATGACGCTGAACATTTCCCGGATCACCACGGGGACGTCTACCGCCCTCCAGGCGAGCGAGAATGCGGCAGTGTCGAACACCGACATTGACGACACGCTCCTGGCCGTCTCCGTGCAGACCAATGCGGGGCAGCAGACGCTTTCCCGGCAGGCTATCGAACGGGGCACTGGGACCGAGGACGTTACCGTCCAGGACCTGTTCAGGGCATACAACACAACCCTGGACTCCACCCTCCTCAACCAGGCGACCACGGGCCTGACGAACGTTGCCACGTCGGTGGCGTACGTGGACGCCACGCCCACTGTGGCGGAGCTTTATCCCAAGGTGGTCCAGGCGGTTTCCGCGGTGGAGAGCTCCCTCCTCAACATGGCCAGCGGGGAGAACATTGCGGTAATGCACTCTCGCCGTTGGTACTGGCTGCAGAACGCCCTGGGGAGCACCTGGCCCCTGATGAGCCAGCCTGGCGTGGCGGCCCAGATGCTTGGGACGAATTTCGCCACGAAGTATGGCGATGGCGTCCGCGGCATTCTCCCGAACGGGACTCCCGTAATCGTGGATAACAACTGCGGGACTCTCCTGGGCGCGGGTACCGAGGATGAGATTTATGTCGGGGACCGGAATGAATTCCATCTGTGGGAGGACCCGCAGGCCCCGGTGTTCATCCGGGCGGAACAGCCTTCCGCCGCGTCGCTGGGCGTCCTGTTCGTTCTGTACGGGTATTTCGCGTACACGTTCACGCGCTACGCCCATTCGCAGAAGGTGAACGGAACGGGTCTCATCGCTCCTTCCTTCACTGGCGTCTGATCTAACACCCCCGATACCGGCGACGCCCGCCAGCTCCTCCCCTGCCCCGGGGCGCTGGCGGGCGTTGTCCGCATGCCCGTTGAAAGGCGGCCAAGATGGCGTCACGGAATACCGAGCGGCCCCGGCCGGCCGACACGCCGAGTAGTAATGCTGGCGCCCACGCTGCGCCAGAGGATCACGTTGCCGCAGGGCAGCGTCGCGCCGATGCCGTTGCCTCCCTGGAGGGCCTGGACCAGCGCGCCCGGAATGAGGTCCTGGGTCTCCTGGAGGCCCGCAGGGGCTTCGTCACGCGCGGCCTGACTGACCGTGTGGCCCAGGTGGACGTCCAGCTCCAGATCCGTGGCTACGCGGGTGGTGAGTAATGTCCAAGGCTGGATACACGCTCCAGACCGGTGGAGCGGTGGCCCTGGCGGCGGCCACCCCGAAAACGGTCCTCTGCGTTATTGCTCCTGCCCAGTTCGGTATCGACCTGAAAAAGGTCCGTATCGGATTCGACGGTGCAACGTCCAGTGCGGTCCCGGTGTTCTGTGAGCTGATGACCAGCACCCTGGCCACGAACTCCACGCCCAACACGAACAACACATCCGCAACGGTGACCCAGATATACGGGCGGACAATCACCCCAGGCTTTACCGGTTTCTACGCCTCCACGACGGAGCCCACGGTCCTGACGGCTTTCGATTCATGGCTCCTGACGCCCTACGGGGGCTTGGTTTTCTACGACTACCCCCTCGGCGACACCCCGGATACTGCGGTTTCCTCCGGCATCGTCCTTCGGTGCACTGCTCCGGCGGTGGTCAATGTCCGGGCGGCATTTACCTTCGAGCGCACGTGATCCGGGGTGAATCGTGGCCGTCGCAGTAATGACGGGTGGAAATCGCCCCGGAACGGTGGACCTGGGCGAGGCTGTCACCCGCCGAGTCCTCATCACCACTAGTGCGGGCGTGGCCGTCGCGGCGGATTCCCTGCCCACCTACGCCATTACCCAGCCTGACGGTTCGGCTGGAACTCCACCCACGGTGACCGCAGGCGTAACAGGCGAGTATTTCGTCACCTACACGCCGACGATGGCCGGTCCCCATGCGGACGTATTCAGCGCCACCGTAGCGGGCGCGCTGGTCAAGTTCGGTCCGGATGTGTTCAACGTCCGTGCCGCCCTCCCCGGAGCGCTCCTGGGCCTGGCGGAGGCCCGCCAGCTCCTGGGCCTTGGCACGGACACCCAGAGGGACGAACAACTCAGGGAGTACCTGGAGGCGGCCACCGAACTCTGCGAGGACTACACGGGCCAGAGCTACCGCCGCCGCACCTGCACGGAAACGTACGACGGAGGCAAGACAGCTATTCGCCTCCGGGTGCCGCCCGCCCAGGCGATCACGTCGGCAAGCGAGAGCGGAACCGTTCTCCCCGCCAGTGGCTACGTGCTGGACGCGAATTCGGGGCTTCTGTACCGCGGCTCAACCGCGGGCGCGCTTGTCTGGCAATCGGGCGTTCAGAACATCACGGTTGTTTATACGACTGGGGCGACTCAGGCCAGCGCGAGGATTCGCCAGGCGGTTCGCGTGACCCTCATCCACCTATGGCACCAGCAGGGTGGGGCCTCCGGCGGACCGCGGCGCGCGCTGGGCAGCAATGTCGATGACCAGAGCACCACCAATGGCATGGCCTGGGCATTGCCGAGGGCCGCGGAGGAGCTACTGGCCCCCGACATGATGGCGGGTTTCTCCTGATGTCCACGTCACGCTGGGCCGCGGTGGTTGACGCCCTGGTCTCCACAATGCGGGCAACGTCAGGCTTCAGGTCCCCTAGGGCCGTCGCGCTGGAGGCCCAGATATTGGTCCTGGACGGCCCTGAATGGCAGATGGCAGGAGATCCCGGCCCCGCATTTCTCGTGATCGGGGGATCTATCGAGGATGACGCCACCGGTGATTCGGGCCAGGTATACGCCACCATCGGCAACCGCACGCGTGATGAAAACGGTTCCGTCATGTGTAATGCCGTTGCGCAACTTGGCGGAGTAAATCTGACCGATCCTGACCTAATTTCCAATGTCCCTCAAGACACATGGAAAACGCTCAGGGCAACGACTTTCGCAATTATGGCCAGCCTTGAGGGCGCCATCCGCACGGACCCAACTCTGGGTATATCCAACGTGCCCCGAATGGAGATCACCATGGGCACGCGAATCGTGCCGCGCCAGTACCTCACGGAACATGGCGCAGTGGTTTCCGTCACTTTCGCCGTTGACTACGTGACCCGCATTTAAGAAAGGGGGGCGGCGGTGCCGCTCATCCAATACGTAGGGCCATATGACCGGTTTCAATGCCCGTTCTGGCAGATTCCAGACACCCCGGCCCGCACCCCCATCGAAGTATCCGACGAATGCGCCGCGGACCTTCTGACCCAGCCTGCGAACTACGCCCAGGTGCGGCCGGCGGACGTCCCTGAAAACCTGGAGGGCTGATCGATGCCGTTTACAACCGTTGACCACTCCGTGGGTTTCGGCACCGAATCGGCTTTCGGCCTGGCCGTGGCCCCGACCCGTCATTTCGAGTGGTTGGACGGCTCGGGCCTCGACTATGACGCGAATCCCAATCAGGGGGAGGGCCTGCGTCAGGGGTCGAAGTTTCCCAGGTCCGATCGACGCTCCGTCGGCATCGGGCGCGGTGATGGAAAAATCAAGCTGGAGCTTGCCTCCAAGGGCCTGGGCCTGCCCCTGAGCTATGCATTCGGGACGGCTGTCTCAACGCTGGTCTCTGGCTCCATGTATCAGGAGCTCTTTACCGCGACCACCACCGCGACCACCCTGCCCAGCTTTACCGCCCAGGAGGGCATCGTCGACAGTGGGGGCAACATGACCGCCCTCACGTTCGGCGGATGCTCCATGAAGTCCGTCGATATTAAGCAGCCTGTCGGGGGCATTGCCACCCTGGATATGGATATCGATACCCGCTCCATGCACGTCGTGCGCACATTTACGGACGGCGCGACGACGAATACCTCCCCGATCCTCACGTCGGCGGCCGGCGCGGTATTCACGCTTAATGATGTCGGGCGCTCTGTCACGGGGACGGGCATCCCTGCCCTGACAACCATCCTGAGCTGGCAGAGCGCCACTCAGGTGACGATGAGTGCGAATGCCTCCGCCACCGGCGCGGCGGTTAGCGTCACCATCGGCCTGGCATACACCACACCCACCTATCCGGGGGCGACGGCGGCCCTTTACACCAGCACCCTCCCAACCGTCGGGGCCCTCACTATCGGCGGCACCGTGACGGTTCCGACAACCACCGCCCTGGCCACCAGTAGCGGCACCGTGGCCCCCGGACTCAAGGGCTGGAGCCTGTCTCTCGACAATGGCCTGGACCTCAAGCGGGACACGGTGGGCGACCGGCGCCAGCCGATTACCGGCATGCGTAAGGGCCAGCTCAGCCTGACCATTGAGTACGACACCACTACCGGGGCATTGCTCCGGGAGGCCCAGGCCAATCAGACAGGCCTGGGCGTCCTTCTCCAGGCTGGGGCCATCGAATCCCTGGGCTCCGCCCAGACTGCCCTCCTCCAGGTGGCCGTTCCCGTGGCCAAGATTGACAAGGGTGCAATTCCCATGCCGACCGCGGGTGACACGGTTGTTACTGACGTTGCCCTGACCGTTCTGGACGGACTGAGCGCTGCCCAGGCCCTCTATCTGGTCATGCGGACCGCTGACACGGTGCTCTGAGCCATGGCGGACCTGGAGCTGGAGGGGCAAGGGGCAGAAAAGTTCGCCGCGGTGGCACGCCAGCTCCGGGAGGAGGCGGATAAGAACCTGACCCGAGAGTTCTATGCCGCCCTGACCAAGGGCGCCCAGCCCATGGTGGAGAGCATCCGGGAGCAATTCCGGTCCAAGCTCCCCCATTCTGGCGGTGGAAAACGTCAGTATCGGAAAAAGAGGACTGGCGCGACTATCACGAATGCCGTTTCCGGCAAGGAGCACGCGGTGAAGATTCGGGTCGCTAAGGGTCTCAAGCAATCTGAGTCCCTTGCGACTCGGGCGGCCCAGGCGAATATCACCATTCGGGGTAAGGGTGGGACCGATCCTCAAGTGAACATCACCGCGCGCGCCAAGGGCCGAAAGCGTATTGACCTGCGCAACCTGAATGCGGGCAGCGTGCGGCATCCGGTGTTCGGCCACCGTGACCGGTGGCAGCCTCAGAATGTCCCCGCGGACACATTCACTGATGGCGTTGAGGGAAAGATGGATGGCGTCACGGAGGCGGTCCTCCAGGTGCTGGACGACATGACACGGCGGTTGAGCGCCGGAGGGGACTGACTTTCAGTGGCGGGCAGTAAGCGATTCCAGCTAGATGACGAGACGTTCGATCTCATTAATGATCCTGACGACTGGACCGTGGCGGAACTCATCCAGGTTGAGGACTATTTCGGACGCGACGTGGAGCGGTTCGGCCGTACGCGGATGATGGCGGCGGCCACCTGGGTATCCATCCACCGGCGGCGGCCGGGGTTCACCCTGGCCGACAACATCGCCATGCGCTCCGGGGCCGCCCTCCTCCTGCCCCAGGAAACGCCCCCGGAGCCCCAGGAGGAGCCCCAGGAGCCTGACGTGGTGCTCACCCCTACCAACGGCGCCGACTGAACGCCCAGCGGGCATCAGCGCGCGCCAGGGGGCCCAGACGCGGCACCGCACACCTACGGGACCAAGTTCTCCCGGTGCTGGCGCACGCCTATGGCTACACGCCCGCAGAAGTTGACGCCATGTCGAGGCATGACCTGTTCATTCTGGTCCAGGCGGCCACGCCCCGCAGAAAGGGTTAATGATGGGGACCAGTGGCGATAAGTCGATCACCTATACCCTATTCGGCCGAGACAAGGGCCTGAAGTCCGTCCTTAAGGACGCGGAGGACCAGGCCGATAAGACAGAAAAGGGCATGAAGGGGCTTGGCAGCACCCTGAAAGCCGCCGGGTCAATGTGGGTGGCGAGTGAGGCAGTCGGCAAGATTAAAGATTTCTTCAGTGAAAGCATTACCGCCGCCTCAGACCTGAACGAGACAATTAGCAAGACGCGGAGCGTTTTCGGCCCAGCGTCTGACGATATGATCGCGTTCGGAAAGAATGCTGCCAGTGCGCTGGGCCAGAGCCAGACGGAGGCCCTGGACGCGGCGGACAACCTGGGCAACCTTTTCATGAACATGGGCATTACTACGGATAAGTCCGCGACAATGTCCAAGCAACTCGTTACGACCGCCTCCGACCTGGCCAGCTTTTTCAATGCTGATCCGTCGGAAATGCTCGGTAACGTCCAGTCCGCGCTGGCTGGGGAGTATGACCCACTCCAGCGGTACGGCATGGCGATCTCGGCGGCGGCGGTACAACAGGAGGCCCTTACTAGTGGATTGGCCGCCACTAAGGACGAGATTACCCCAGCCATTCAGGCCCAGGCGACCTATGCCCTCATCCTGAAAAACACCGGGGCAGCATCTGGAGATTTCGCGAAAACGGCTGACGGTATGGCGAACTCCCAGCGCATCCTGCAGGCGGAATTCGAGAATACCAAGGCCCAGCTAGGGACCCAGCTCCTGCCCATCATGCTGGAGGCCACTAAGGGGGCGATGGGACTCCTGAATGTCTTCACGGCCCTACCGGGGCCGGTCCAGACCGGCGCCCTGGTCCTTGGTGGCGTTGCCCTCGCGGGCGTGGCGGTAGGCAAGGCAGTAGGTGCATGCAAGGAGGCCATGGACGACCTGGGCCTGTCGTTCCGGCGCGCCAGCACTGAAGCCCAGGCCAGCACGGGCCGGTGGGATACGGCGAGAGGCAAGCTGGGTGAGCTCAAGAGTGGCGCCATTGCTGTAAGCGCCAGCCTCACCGCCATGCAAGTGGCAGGCCAGGCGTTCGGTTCGGACGCTACGGTGGGCGTCAATACGGCATCCAAGGCCCTGGAGGAATACGCCAAGACCGGAAAGATGTCCGACGCCATTACGAAAGACCTGGGATATGACCTGGGAACGATTGCCGACACCACCTGGGGCGACAGTTTCAGCAATGGCAGCGCCAAGGCAATCGAGTCGCTCACGGGCCTAGGGTCGGTGTTCGACAACTCCGTAGAGCACGCATCGGAGCGGCTCCATTCCATCGATGCGGGCCTAACCGCCATGGCCCAGGGCGGTAAGGCTGACCAGGCGGCCGAAGCGTTTAAGCGTCTGTCCGACGCGGCCACCGCGGACGGCATCACGATTGACGCCCTCAAGCGTGCAATGCCGGAATACATTAACTATCTCGACGGTGCCGCCGCCGCTGCGAAAAAGACCACTCCGGCAACCCAGGACCTTACCGCCGCCCAGAAGAAGCTGAGCGATGAGGCCAAGGCGGCGAAGGAGGCCTTTAAGGCCCAGAATGAAGCTCTCGATACGTCTAAGAACCTATTCCTCCAGGGTCGCGACGCAGAGTCTCAATACTGGGCCAGCCTGGACGCGGTTAAGGCTGCGCTCAAGGAAAACGGCACAACCCTCGACGTCCATACGGAAAAGGGCCGCGCGAACCGTGCCGCACTCGACGAACAGGCCGATGCCTCAGGCAGGTATCTTCAGGGTATTCTGTCGCAATCCGGGCCAGGTCTGACGTTCAATCAGAATCTAGTGGCCCAGCGTAACGCATTAATTCAGGCCGCCGAGAAGTTCGGGGCAGGTTCTGAAGCGGCGAAGAAATATGCCGATCAGATTCTGTTTATTCCCAAGAGTGCGAGCACGACGGTGGTTGCGAACACCGCCGCCGCGGAGGCCCAGGTGCGGGCGTTTAGGGCCCTCCTGGACGGTATCCAGCGGTCCGTGGTGGTCTCCGTCGGCCTGGCCACGTCGACCGTTGGGCGGGCGCGGGGTGGGTGGATTCCTGGCGCTCCATCCGCCACCGATTCGGTATCCATCATGGCCGCCCCGGGGGAATACGTCGTCAACAGTGAAGCGGCCCAGAAGTGGGGCCCGATGCTGGAGGCGATCAATTCGGGCGGAATGGCGTCCGGTGGCGGTCAGGCATCCGTGGGATCGGCCGGCGGCGGGGCAGCAGTGGTTTACAACGTCTACGTAAGTAACGCCATTGTCGGTAATGAGGAAAATATCCAGCGGGTGGTTACGGACGCGCTCCGGAGGGTCCAGGCCAGAGGGGGGAGCTGACCATGGGAAAGATTGAGACCCTCACCTACGACTTTACCGCCGAGGATGACTGGCGCTTTACTGGCTGGAGTGTGGATGTCGCAATCCAGTCAGGTCAGCTTTTCCTTAGTTGCACATCCTCATTCTTTTCCCTCGAATCGGCAGACCGCTGGGATTTCACAGAGTCGTCATGCCTGATAAAGGCGTCCCAGGTTGTCAATGCGTCGGACGGTTCCACGGAGACGTATTTCGGGCTTGACGCAGGTGGGTCTAATACAATCCAGATTGGATACCAGAACGGCTCAATTCTCTTTTCAGAGGACATCGCTGGCTCTCGGAATTCGGTAAGCGTCCCCTACTCGACATTCGAGCACGCCTGGTGGAGGGTCCGCCAGAGCGCTGGGACCATCTACTGGGATACGTCCTCGGATGGCTCCTTCTGGACGACCCAGCGCACTCGGACCTCCGCCACGGACTGGAGCTCCTGCCTCCTGTTTATCGGCTCCGGTCAGGGTGGCGGAGCGCCCACTCCTGGCTCCAGCCTGTTCGACCACCTCAACCTGCCGACTGTGGCGTCCGTTCCCGGACAGGCGTTCGATGGGGCCACGGTTGAGGTTGAGTTCACCACGGGCAATTGGGTCAACATTACCCCTTACGTCATGCTGCCATTCAGCATTCACCAGGGGCGCAACACCGAATTTACCGAAATCGATCCGGGGACGCTCACCCTCGCACTTGACAATGCGGACGGGCGATTCATGCCAGGGAATGGTGGGAGTCCCTATTTTCCCGGGGTAACCAAGGGTAAGCGCGTCCGGGTGAAAGTAGTCAAGGGCGGAGTTTCGTATACTCGATTCGTCGGAATCATCCAGAGCTGGGATGCAGACTTTCCGACATCGACTACCTATGGTGCCAGGGCGTATATCAAGGCCTCCGATTCCCTGGCGCGTCTGGCCCAGCGTAGGCTCCGGAGCAACTTTACCGAGGCTGCGATTGCTCAGGCCCGTACGGATGGCGTGGCGATTGACGCTTATGAGGCTGTCGGTTCCGTGGTCGGATTTAACTCCACATTGACGAACTATTCCACAGATGCGGCGCGATCCACGAGTGCCACCTACGTGTATTCGTCTACAGATAATGTCCTGTCATTCACATCCGATACCGATGCGAGTATCGGAGGCATCGTTACCTGCCGTGGCGGCCCTGCGTCGTCGTCCAAGACAGATCCAGGATTTCGGGCGAATTCGCAGCAGTTTATAATGCATCTCAAGAGTCCAAGTCAGGTTATTGACGTTGCTGCCGGGGTAATTTCGGCTGCTGGCCTGTTCGGGAGCGTTACGAACGCGTATCTGATGTATGCCAACAACGCGCTAGCTCAGGGCCTATATCTGTATGATAATGCCCGTACGACAATCCTTTCCTTCCTGACGAACGTCCCCGTTGGCCAATTCGTGCGGGTTACTGCGGTAATGAACTTGGGGAACAATGCACGTTCCGACTGGTCGGTCGTTCGACTCGACGGAACGACTGCATCGGTGTCCAGCGTAAATTTCGATATACGCCAGGTTCTGGACGTAACATTTCCCGGACTTAATGGAACTCCACCCGAGGGCGCCGGATTCGGGGGCATAGTTGCCATGGGCTCCCGCACTGCCATTGACTACCGCGATTCATACGTGGCCGCCCAGGGGCGCACCCTTTCGAATCGGCTCGATCAGCTCATATCGGCATGCAGCCAGCTTCCGGTGAGCTGGACCAAGATTGGAACGTTAAGTACGCCCGTGGTCACCGGAAACTGGTCCGGCAGGTCCGCCCTGGACGTCGCCAGGGAAATGATGCGCTCCACCGATGGCATCCTCTGGGCTAGGGCGAGAGATTCTCAGGTGATGCTCATTGGGCGTGACATACTTTACCCCAGTGCGCCCATTGTTACCCTGGATATCGATGGTGACCTCACCACTCCGCCCAAGCTCCAGGACTCGACCGACGCGAAACCCACCAGGATTGACATTCAGTTCCCGGGGGGATCATCTTTCGCCATCGACTCTGCGGCGGAGGCTCTGGGCGAGTCTCGCAGCCAGACATTCACCACGGTCAACGCGACTGAGCCAGCGGCCCGAGCAATTGCGCAGGCTTTCCTTGATCGGGCCAATGGGGGTCTGCGCATTTCGCAGATGACCCTTGACCTGACGAATGCCGCCCATGACCTGACTGCGTCGCTATTCGACGAAACATCGACATTGGGCGGTCTGTACCCAACCCAACGGATTCGCGTGAATGTGTTTCCGGAGATGTTCGGAGTCAATGCATTCGAGCAATTTATCCAAGGGTGGACCGAGACCTACGGCGCGAACAATACGGCGTCGATCACGTTCGACCTCACGCCGACCCCCACACTTGTGACTAGCCCTGGGTATCAATCGACACGCATTGGGCCCAGCTCCGCGGTTATGCAGGCGAGTAGGCGCCGACGCGTTAAGTCTCGTCCGTTCGTATTCGTTCGCAATCGCTAGAGGGGGCAGCATGGAGGCGATATTTCCGGGGGCCATCTGGCGGCCCACCCGCTGGACAGGCCACACCGGCGCCATCGGGGCCCAGCCGCGCGGCTGGATTCTGCACGTGGCCGAGATGAACGGCTCACCGTGGCACGTGTTCGATGGCAGCGTCAGCCCTCGGCGGAAGGTCTCCACGGGGTGGGTTGCCAAGGACGGCACGGTGGAGCAGTACCTGACGCTCCTGGAGAAGCCCTGGGCCCAGGCGGACGGCAATCCCGAGTGGTGGGCCTGGGAAACGGAGGGCTACGTCGGGGAGCCCCTGACTTCCGATCAGATTGACGCCCTGGCCGCCCTCCACAATTGGATGGGCGCACCCGATATTGTCGCCGAAACCCCGGCCGGCCGGGGTGTGGGTACCCATTTCATGGGCGGGGCAGCCTGGGGCGGGCATTCCTGCCCTGGACCTATTCGGGCCGCCCAGCGCGCTCCAATCATCGCCACCGCACAACGTCAGAGATTGGGCCAGAACATGCCGGTTACCGACGCCGACGCTAAGAAGATCGCAGACGTCGCAATCTCCCGCTATAAGGTGCACCGCCCGGCAGGAGCCGATGGCTCCGGAGACCTGCCGACCACGGAGGCCCTGGGTGCAGTGTGGGCGGTGGTCCTGGATATTCAGCATACTCAGGAGGCCATCCTGGCCCTGTTGGCCCGCCTGACGTCGGCCGGCGGACCCTCCGGTGGATGAAAGTGCCAGGGACGCCCTGATGGGATTCCTGGGCGGCGGGGCGATTACCGCGCTGGTCCAAGGTGTCCTGGGGCGTCGGATCTCCCGAGCGAATGCGGACTCCGTGGCGGTGGCCACCGCCAATCAGCTCATGGAGGGCATGCGAAAGGACATCGACTCGCTACGCATGCGCATCGTGGCCCTGGAGCTGGAGGTCACCCACCAGCACGCCCTGATTGACGCTTACCGTCGGCGCGCGGACTCCCTGGGGGCCCAGCTCCGAGCGAACGGCATCCCCGTAGAGGACTGGGCCGACCCGCTATCGGGCGGCCCCAGATGAAAGGTGGGCCCAGGCATGCTCGATCGTCTGCCCGTGTGGGCGCGGGACCTTCTGGTGGCGCTGGCGGCGGCCCTGGTGGGCTGGGCGGGCGCGGACCTAGTGCCACTCCTCCAGGGTTCCGGCAGGCCCTGGGCGGCACTCCTGGCGCCGCTGGCGGTCCTGTTCGTCAACGCAGTGACGCCCTACCTGACGCAGCAGTACGGGGCCGCCCACCGACCGGCCGCCACGGAGCCCCAGGCGGCCCCTGGAGCCCCCGACTGACCCGCGCCCTGGAGCTGGCCATCGGACTGGGTGTGCTCCTGTCCGGCGCCCTCCTGGGCGCCCTGGCGGGCCTCCTGGCGGTCGTCGTCCTGACAGCCCAGAGCCTGCGATAGGCAAGAATCGGCCCCGCCCTCCGGACCATGGAGGGCGGGGCCGATTCATCATTTCCCCTGCGGGCAGGGAGGTCACTTGCCGTCGCGCTCCACGTCGGCCAGGAATTGCTCCGTGATGGCGTCGGGGATCGCCGAGATTGGGAGCCACGGACTACGCGCTGCCACCTTACGCCGATCGGTTGACCACCAGATCACCCGCATTAGGGTGCATCGGCAGACGTGGACGTCGTATCCCTGAGCCCCGTTCCGCTGGCGGAGCAACACCCAGTGAAGGTGTGGGAGTCTCACGGATTACCGCCAGCCTCACCGGGGCTGGTCGACGTAATGGAGGCGGCCAGTTGCTCCGCGGGAGAGAGTCCCGAAAGCGGGTCGACGCCATGGACGCATCGCAGGATTGACACCGCCTGCCCATCGTGGAAATTGTTCATTGGTGACCGGTTATCCATGTTGAGTATCGTTCGGAGCGCCAGCAACTGCGGGACCGTGAGCGAATCCAGAAATTCGCTCACCTCATTTTCTCGCGACTCCGCCGCCATGTGTGCCCTTTCGTGCTCCGCGCGAATCTGGCGCAGAATGGCGCTCGGGATTTCAACGGGAATGCCCAGGGGGACATCCTCCGGGGGACCTTCTGTCACGTTCCTTTTCCATTCACTCGTTGTTGTCATTTTCCACGGTGGCGT